GCTAGAGTATTACTATAGTAAATAGTGTTGGGTGCTGTGGCTGCTCCTCCGACTACTAAGTGTTTATCGTGTATAACACAAAACTTAGGATACACAGTCCCGCTAACTGTAACCTCTTTACAAAAATAGGTTCTAGTAGAGAGAGCACTTCCTGTTCCTGTCATCTTAAAGTATAGAGGCTTAACTCCAGAACCTCTGTCTGTTATAATAACCTCACCGTAATCAGACGTACCTTCATAGACTGCAAAGGTTGCTAAGTCTTGTGAAGTTCTTGCTAGAGTACTACGCCCTGTAAAGGTACTGTAGTTGTCTCCTCCTGAAGCGACACTATCTTTGTTTATCTGTAGCCAACTATCTCCATCTTGACTAAAATAGATATTAGTTCCTACGCAAGCAATCAGACCATCCGCATATACATGAAGTCCAAAGACATCGTTGTCTGTATTAGGTCTAGTGCCATCTCCAAATTGAGAGAAGCCACTAATACGCCTATAGCCTCCATCAGGATCAACCTCAAAGTTTCTCAACTTAGTAGCTGTTCCTGGCTGTGCAAGCATTTCAATCTGGTTAAGATTGGTATTTAAACCACCCTTACAAGAAATACCAAATGGTTGTGAGGCTGCCATTAAATAAAGCCTATCCTATCGTCTTTAAAGTAACTAGGTGTGGGTTCTAATAAAGTAGATCGCATCATACGAAGACCCTTTCTATAGTCATCTAAAGCAAAAGAAGCTGCTTGAGGATTATCCTTAAACTGCCATATATAGTATCTAGCTCTTGCTAAAAGAACTGTCTTATATACATCAGGGAATACAATAGTATCTCCATGAGCATCTAGCTCTGTAGGCAGATCCCAAGCAAAGAACCATATCCTGTATACTTGATCAGGAATAGGACTTAACCCGAACTTCCTAGCATCAGGGCTTCTTATAACTCTATTAGGAACTCCGTATTGTGTCGTATCTGCATCATCTAGATTCTCACCAATCCGCAAGTAATCCTTCCACTCTTCTGTAGTCGTATACCTAAGATTTCTTATGGTATAAGGAGCAGATTCTCCACTCACTCCTACAGTAGTTAATAGAAAATTATCCCAATCTACTGAACCATAGTCGGCAGTAATACTAGAACTAGACTCCTTCAGCTCATACCAACGAGTTCCAGCAGTCGTCTCTACATAAGTATTGCCATACATAGGATCAGTAGCTCCACTCTCAGCCGTAGCTAAGAAAGGCCATTGAGGTTCCTCATTGACAATATCTAAATAGGCACGATTCACTGAATCTTTGGCATGTTGCTGTACACCGACAGCACTACTAAAGTTTCCAGAAGTTAAAACAACCTCATTCAATTCTCGTAGTAATTCATTCGTTAGATTAAGAAATGTCGCCATTAGTCTGATTCTTTATTATTAGACACACCTTGTTTACGATCAGAATCACGGTTCTGTTTATCTTCAGAATTTTCGTAATAACCTTCCATACCAGAAATATCTTCGTAATGGACAATTTTACCGTATGTTAATTCAGGCATTTTTCCTCCTACCTTCTGTTATGCACCATCCCAATTCAAGTCTGTTAACTTTCTTTGAGTGGTTCTCATATCTTCAATGGGTTCTAAATCCTGCTGCATAGTTTCAGAGTAAGACTTTTTTTTAAAGATACGATCATAATTATCATCGTACTTTTTTTTATCAAAGTGCTTTCTGAAGCGACTGCCTTTACTGACAATCGCATTCCTAAACATTACAGGATTTTCATCAGAACCTATCTGTGCCATTAAATTACTTCCTATTAGTCAGGTAGAACACCAAGATGCAAGAATTCAGCCAAGAAGGTAACTGTTGTTGCAGCCGTTGCAAGATCAGCTCCAATCGGAGTGAGTCGAGCATACAAAGTTCTAGCCGAAGCCGAATACAATGTAGCGGCGATAACAATTGCTTCTGAAGTTGCAGGACCACCTACGACACCTGCCGTAACACTAGTACTGACAAATGCATTAGCTCCATGACCATGTGAATCTTGAATAAGATACAAAGGTGCATTAGCTGTCCAAGTAACTGCTGAACCACCATCATCTAGAATAGCTTCAGTAGCAATAATTTGAGTACCACCTGAAGAAGTCCCTAATGAAAAGTCTAAATCATTACCACTACTACCGCCTGTAACAATGTTACCTGCTGGAATAGCAATAAGATTACGAAGAATCGTATCTGCTGGTTGTGTAAAATTCACATCAGTATTGGTATCATCCGTTACTGCAATAGTACCTGTCGTTACTGAAGTCCAAGAACTCACTACATTATCAGAAAGCGCACGGACATCTCCTGTTCTTGCAGAGTTTCTACCCGTATCCCTTATGTCTATAACTGGACTTGCCATATTTTTTTCCTTTAATTAATGATTAGAAAATAAAAGAAAAGGGAGCCGCATCCGACTCCCGATTCTCTTAATTATTAGTCCACGCCGTAGAACGCAGATACTAATGCTTCAGATCGTAGTACTTTGGCTCCATATACATGAAGACCTCGTACAATATCACCGAAACTATCAGGATCTCGTAATACTTCAGAACTTGTAATTGTCTGAGCTGTCGCAGTTGAACTAATATGTCCAGCAAGAACTTTACCAGCAGCATTAGATGTGCTTGCAATGTTATTAGTCTTGTACATATTAAAACCACGTAGCTTACCAGAACTAACTAGACCGTTTCTGATTGAACCTTGACCAGCGTTATAATCCACTGATAAAAGTTTTGATGCCGTACCAGAAAGAACCTCATAGAATTGAGGCGGGGCTACAAACCACCGTCCTTCTTCAGGGATATTTTGGTCATCTAAAAGACGAGCCATATGTCCCAACACATCTATAGGGTCATGTTCCGACGTTCCAAAACCAATGTCAAGATTACCTGTACCATCAAACGTACCAGCCGCAAGATCAGTCGCGCTGTCCGATCCAAGAACATGGTTAGGACTAGATGAAGAGACACCACTAAACATGGTAGCAATTACACCTTCGTCAAATGCATCTCGCAATGCATACGCTGCTGCTGAAGAAGCAGTTTCACGCCAGTTCACATGGGACATATTACTTTCAATGTCATCCACCTTGAACTTAAATGCGTTAGCTGTGTCTACAACCAGCGTTATTTCTTGGTCGGTCAGTTTCGTTTGCGTTACATCTGCGCCACGTTCATACTGATAAACAGTAATCGTTGGTTCTTTTATAATTTTTACAGAATCTCCGAAGTTAGCAATTTCACCTGAATAATCAGTATTGGTGATAGCTTCTACTACAGATGCTTTCCTGAAAAAGTTTAGAACCTTCTTAGAATAGACAGCAGGTAAGAAAAACGAATTATTCTGACCACTTACGGAGTTCGCAAAGTTGGCATCCGAATCTGTACTTGGTTCAAAATATTGGTCACTTTGATTATATGCCATTTTTATTTACTCCAAATTAGACAAAATTATGATTTCACTACTCTGCCTTCTGTAATGGCTTGATTAATCTCATCTTCATGGGCATCAAACTCATCTAAAGACATCGCAGAAATCTCCCGTTCAGTCCAAATTTTAGGTCCTTGTGCAGCGTCTACCGTAGTAGTTTTAGTCGAAACTAAATCGGCTGCTGAACTCTTTTTAGACTGTTGTGATTTTTGTGATTGTCTACGAGGTTTAGAAACACTTATACCATTCTCTAATTTGTAAAGATCTATTGCTTTAGATGCTAAAGTAACATTATCAGGATTATTATAAATCCAATCTTGTATTTGTTCTGGCTGTTCTTTTGCCCACTCATGGAAGCTATCATCTCCTCTGATGTCTTCAAAATCTGGATGTCGGTCACGCAAAGATGTCTCTGCTTCACGACGCATTATCTCTGATTCTCTTTCTTGAATCGCGGATAGCTGACCTTGAAGTTCTCCGACTTGACGTTCGCTTTGTAAATGTGCAACTGTTTCGACAGTTTCATACAAATCAGGATACTCTTCTTTAAACTTTTCGATATCTTCAATACTCCTAGGAGGTTCATATTGAGGTTGACTCGCTTGAGCCTCTGCTAAAAGTTCTTGTTCTCGTTGTTTAAACTGAGAAACCCTATCGTCATAATGTTTTTTCAGATCGTCATATCTTTTTTTATAGTTGGTTCTTTTACGTTTCGGAGGGGATTCCTCTTCTACATCAGGGGCCTCTTCTGGGGTAGCCTGTTGTTCATAAAAGAGCGAGTCTGCACTTTGCATCTGAGGTCTTTCTGACGTATGCCAGGACTTCTTTGCATTGTATGGATTCGCTTCTGGTTCTTCTAAATTCTCCTCTACTTCTGACATATCACTCTCCTTCACGGGGCTTGTCTCATGCAAGGTAGCCAAACTAATTAGTTCTTTGGCCTAGAACTAAAGTTGGGGCTTGCCTACTCCAAGGTAGCCGTTAATTAATAAAAAATGATAGAGGGCCTTACGGGTAGCTCTATCCTTTGACACTTGGCATCTGATTAGCGGAAAGCATTTGTTTCTTGATTTCCTCATCCTCTTCTTCTAGTAGTTCCTCTTCGTCTGAGTCTACTATACCGCCAAATGCATACTTCATACGCTGAAGCCCACCGTCATAAGCACGTTCTGCTTCATCCATTAGGGATTGAAGGTTGTCTGCACCTATTTGTTCTGTAGCCTTCTGCGTCATTACAAACTCTCCATCTGACAATCGTGCAGGTATTGAGTCTGATACTCCAGTTCCAGGGCCTTCTACTTCGCCCTCTCCTGAAAACTCAGAAGCAGTATCTACAACCTTGTCAAAAATCTGACTTAGTTGCGAGTCTGCTTCTAAAGCATCCATTAAATAACTTTGTTCTTCACCGTCTAAAGCTTCTGAAAGAATAAAATCAACATAATTCTCTTCTACTTCCGCATCAGGAAGCTGTGTTTCTTCTGCGTTTGCCTGATCTTCGGGAGTATATGTATCTACAGGCATTGACTCCTCAAGACCTTCTTCTGGGAGTTCTTCCATTTCTGGAGGAACCATTAAATTACCTCTAGCCATCTCTTACTCTCCCTCCTATAACCTCTTGCCAAGTATGATCACTCTCTGTCCAAAGCTTCCTTAACCTCATCCTTCAACTGCTCTAGGCGTACCAGCGAACTCAGCCTCCCCTGGCTGCGGAACAGCTCCAGTTCCGATGTTGCCACCGCCAG